TCACCAGTTTCTTCATTCTTAATGACGATTGGTGCATTTGGATTTCGTAAGGAATACTTCCTAATCTTCGCACCCATATCGGATTCTTTATTGAAGAACTTGTTCCATCGTTCGTTCTTCTTTCTTCCTTTAATACACCGATTATAATCAGAGCTGCTTACGGTAAATATTTCAGACTCGGTATACTTTGATAGTTCTTTTTTCTTTTTCTTTTTACCTAGAGCAGTTCTTCCTCCCATATCTTTTGGGTCGGTGAGTGTACCAACACTTGTTGTAGTGTTCATTTCTTTCTTAACACCCTCACCTAGTTCTTTCATGACTAGTGCCATTTCTTTCTTCTTATCGGAGGGAAGTTTATTTTCAATCTTCTTTAACTTCTTGACAATTCTATCAATTGCATATGTGGTAAGGTTATGAACATTATTTATATCAAGGTATGGGCCACCCGTTTCTCCGAATGAGTTGGCCATCATTGCAAGAAGTGTTTTACCCTTATCGCTCATCTTCTTGATTCGTGCATCACTGTCGTACTTACCTTCTTCTAGTTTCGCAGCATCGTGCCACTTTTTGGTATGTTCATCCATGAAGTCTCGGTGAACTGTATTCTTTCCGTACTTCTTTGCAACATAGTCAGAGATTTTGTTAAACATCTTCATGTCTACGGTAAATGACATGTCCCATTCATCTGAACCTGCACCCTGTCCTGCACCATCATAGTATTGTCCAAATTTCTTTTCCATGTCCTTTACGATTTTATTTTTGTTACCCTTCATGGTAAAGATTAAAGTTCTTTCTTCACGAAGTTTGGTGGACTCTTTTGCCGGAGCCTTTTTTGCTCTCTTCTTTAACTCGGCAGCCGACATGGTATTTTTATATGTCGTGCCCTCATTCATCCTACCTTTAGCTGCCATCTGGAATGATAACTTGACATACTCGTCTCGGTTTCTTCCATACTTGTCAATGATAGACTGAACAGTTTTGTCTACACGGTATCCCCGTGATTTGCCCATGTGATTGATAACATTTTCTAATGCTCTTCCACCATTTGAAGCACGGAATTCACGATAGTACTGTTTGTCCATTACCTTCTTTAGTTCAGCATGGACTTCATCGTAGAATCTTTTTCTCATCCCGGCATCCATCTCATCCAGTTTCATCTCACGGTATGTGGGAGTGTTTTCAACTATACCTGCCTTCTTAAGTCGTTCCGATTGGCTCTTGTGTTTCGCTACTGCCTTATCCAATTCCTTGGGAATGTCTCGGACATTCTTTGGCATATCTTCATTGTCTTCTATACCAGCAGCCTTTAATCGTTTTGATTGACTTGAATGTAGTGCAACTGCATCATCCAACTCTTTTGCAATCTTCTTTACATTTGCTGGGACTTCTTCTCCAAGTTCAATGGATTCTTTTGCATATAGAGGATTTCCGTCTTTGTCTTTCATTGCAACGAGTTTATGATGTTTTGCAAACTGCATTGCCTTTTGGGGACTAACATGTGTACCGAAGAATGAGAACATCTTCATAGGGCGTCGTTTCGGGTCACTAGTGATTGCCATTAAAACTTTGTCTTGACTTCTACCGGCGTTGGGGTTTTTGATTACAAGAAACCGAGCAGTCGGATGAAGAGCAGATTGCACATTCATTAAAATCTGAGAGCTTGTTGCATTCTCGATGTACTTCGTGGTGTCCTTACTTGCAGGAATATTTACATCCCCACCAAATCGTTGACTCTTCTCATCCAATTCAACGGATTCCTTATAGAACATTGGGCCTTTACCACGATTTTGTTTCAAGTACTTCTTTAGAGCCTTAACTGATAGACCCGCACTTGAACTCTTTAAAAACTCTAAATCAATGACTCGGTTTCCACTAACTGTTCCAGTAGCAACACCCGCATTTGCAATGTCCTTCGCAAACTGTTTTGCTAATTTATCATTAGGAAACTCGTAGTATGTGTCATGACCTTCATCTAGACGGAATTCACCCATAGTAGTTTTACTGATGTACTTACCAAGTTTCTCTTTGGCACGGAAATCCAAATCTTTCCAAGAGTCCTTAGCAAAAGAGGATGGTAGTCGTACATCCCTAAGAAGTTCTTTTCGTTCGGAGGTACTAAGAGAACCCCAACGCAAAGTTTCTGCTTCACTTAGGTTGATGTTGTTATCTTCTTTAAATTTTTTCCAAGTCTTCATCTGATACCACCAATGTCTTTCCTGTCTTAATGTGAGTTACCTTGTATAGAGGTTTCCCCATCATTAAAGTAAAATGTTCCGTGTCTGAATCAACCCTAACTACATCACCCTGTTTAACGGGTTCCGATGGGGTATCTACATCAACTACTAACACATAGTCACCTTTCTTCAATACCGATTCAGTTATACTTTCCTGTAAATCTACAGTATAACCGTTATTATGTAGGTAATCTATGAATGCAGATTCAATTAAATGTTCCTCATCACAATCCACTTCTTCTTTCAGAAGGTATAGTGCTGCAGCAAAGGAACCGAGTTTTGTTTTTGTGGGAGGAAACTTATTAAGTAGTTTCTTAAGATTCCATGCAAGGGTATGAAAGATGGTCATTGCCATCTTTTCTTTGCCTGTTTTTAGTTTGCTTCTTTTCTTGAGCACATTACCGTCTTTGTCTATAAGCCCCAGTTTATAAGCGTCCGTCTTGTCAAACGGAGTGGTTAAAAACTTAATAAACTTATATGCAACAAATACGTCTAAAGCACTCATCAGATATTCCTTAATACAGTTATGACCTCTTGTTCGAGAGGAATCTTAATTTTTTCAATGTCATTTTCGGGGAACATGTCTAAGAATACTAAAAAGGTTTTAAGTAGTGACCAAAATTCTTCTTCAATCTTAAAAAACAAAATATTAGTTGCGGCCTCAATCCCGAATACATTGTAAAAAATAATAATATGATTTAGGATTAGTCGTTCTTTTAGTTCACCCGATGTTTTGTACTTGCGAAACAGTCTTTTAATATACTTTGTTCTCGTCAAGTCCTCTTGAAACTCTTCAATTGATTTACACTCTGGATTGTCATAGTGCTTCATCGCATAGTTTAAAAGGTTTGCATCATTTAATTCAAAATTCATTTCATGAACGATATTTCTTTGGTAGCATGTCGTCATAATTACCTAAATCCGCCTCATCTTTAAATTCAGAAGCCAAGGTAGTTGCAACTGCCATTCTCGTCTTCTTGTCAAATACGTCAGTCCACTTTGCGCCGGGAGCATCGTACTCTTTAGTGTACTTCTTTGCTGCATCATCAACAGCGTACATAAAGGCCTTTACTGCCAGTTTATCATCATACTTACCTTGTGCCATTTTGGTGACTAGGTTCTTATAGATTGGTTGCAGCCGAGAACGATAGATCTGGGCATCGTTTGTTAGAAACATTTCTAATTCTCTTGCCTCTGCATCACCCTCGGCTAAGTCAAAATTTTCGTCAACCTCAATTCCCTCTGGCAACCAAGACTCCTCGACTACCTCTTCCTCTACTGCATTTACAGAGGGAGTAAGAATGTAACCGTCTTCAGTTTCCTCTGAGGACACCCTGAGAACCCATCGGCTACCAGTTCGAGCTTCAAGACCATCATCGTTGATTGGTTGTCCGTCATCGCCCATACCAGTTCTACCACCGTACAATGAAAGTGGGAACTCCATCATCTCTTGTGGGTCACCATGCTTTGGTGGTTCGAAATCCAAACCAACACCATTTAGTTTAACCCGAACTTTTGCGAGGGTTTCATAAACATTAAGTGTTGGATTTTTTGCTACAGCTTTAATGAATGCATTAACTCGGGTTTGTACTTCAGGCTTTTCAATATAAAGAATATCGGTGTCTGAGCCTGGAACTTCATAGTTCACAGAGTCATTTGATTCTTCCATTTTCTTTCTAAAATCTTTAAACTTCATTTTCTTATCCTTTCCCTGGCCGGGGGTGTCCTTTTCGTAGTTTTTGCGAAGTTGGTCTGTTCCCTCTTCACCTGCACTATAGTTTTTTTTACTCATAGATTATTTATCTCTTTCTGGTGCTAGGATATTGTAAATTTCTTTGCAACATCAACGATGTATCCTCGTTTCATTAATTCACGTTTACCGACTAACACTGGATAAATCATTTCTGACCTATCATCTAAAGTAAATCCAGAAAGAGACTTGATTCCTGTACCGAATGACAATTCAAGTTCTACAACAAATCTTTCTTCTTTATCTTCAGCACCACTGACTCTAACTTTACTGATTTCTTTGATTGGTTTTATAAATTTCTTGCCGTCTATTTTAAAAGAAACTCTCGTATCACTTAATCGTTTAATATCATCGGCATGAATCGATGTATAACTGCCGTTACCCGTGTCCATCTTTGCTTTAAATTTCATGCCCTCTACTGTTACATTCTCAACAATACCCACTACAGTTTTATCTCTTTCCCAGTTATCTGTATCTGACACATAATCGAGAACATTGTCAATGACTTCTTGTCCTGATATTTTCTTGTCATCCCCATAATAACTCATGAAAGGTTCAGCAGCAGAGCCAGGAGAACCATTAACTTCTAGAATATAATTCTCACCATCTACAGTAACGTGGTCAACACCACAATAGTAACATCCAGAAATATCTGCTGCTTTTAGTATTAATTCTTTTTCTTCTTCATTGAGAATATAAGGTTCTGTTTTATTGCCTAATGCTTTGTTGGTTCGGAAGTCTCCAGAATTTGACTTTAATCGTTTTACTGATGCATGAATTTTTCCGTCAAGAACTAGTGTTCTTACATCATAATCAATTTCCATATATTCTTGGATGATAAGTTCTGCATCATACTTCCATAACCCCTGTAGTACAGACCTGAGAGATGGCATACTATCCACTATCATGACACCAATTCCCTCTGCACCTGTTATGGTCTTTATAACCACAGGGAATTTGCTACCAATCTTTTTGTGAACTGTCTCGATGGCATCTTCGTTTGTAATCAGAGCAGTTTTGGGATGGAGGATTCCTGCCTTCTGAAGGGCAATTGATGTTGCAAACTTATTCTGACAGAGTTCCATTGCCTCCATGTCATTGATTAGAAACACACCTGCCTCTTGTAGAGTTTTTGCAATACCAATTCCAGTGATATCAACGAGAGCACCACCCCGAACAAAACAACAAGTATCGGAGGCTTCAATTTCTAAATCGTTTTCTTTTCCATCGTAGTTGTAAATGGTGATCTTATTGTCATTTAAATCATCATCAACAACATACGCTTCACCGACTCGAATGATGTGAAACTGAAGTCCAAACTTTTTACAAGACTTTTCAATTTTTGTGACCGTATCTCTACCATCACCACTTCCCTCACTTGTCGTTAGACAAATTACGGTGATTTTATTTTTCTTCGTATCTTCTTGTTCTACAATATCGGTTTGTGGTTTTAGTGGGTCGGGTTGAACACTATCTTTCATGGCCATTTTTGTTGCGGTAGCGTACATGACATTCTTGGCATCTTTACCATATCTGTCTTTGAACTCACCTTTTTTCTTTTTCATTCCCTTTACTATTTTTTCTCTCTTCTTTAACTCAGCGGCCGACATTGTATCTTTATATTCATCCAGTGATGGGTTATCTTTTTCTACACCACTGGCAATTTCACTAAAAGACATCAACTTGGGAACTTTATTAATAAAATCCTCAACGATTTTTGAACTCATACTACCGATTACATTTTCTACAAAAGGAATTGAAAGAAGAGCAATTCCTATTGTTTCGTGGGATTCTCTGTATAGTTCTTTTAGTGATTGTTCTACCTCTTTATTTTTTGCGATGGTCTTAAGCTGGGTATTATTAATTCCATACTTTTCAGATAATACACTTTCTCTAATGCCCATTCCTTTTCGCATCGCATCAAAAAGTGCATGTGCATCCCTGTCTTTTGCTGTGCTTGGTAATCCACTTTTAAATGTCGCAAAACTATTATTTGATACTGCTGCCCTAATTTTGGTTCCTGACATACCAACAACACCCGACGCTTCGGGGTCACGTTCACCAGCACTGACAACATCAAACGAATCAAAGTTATACCCGTCAGGGCCAATATATTTACTAATTCCGTCTTTAAATTCTTTCACACGGTCTGAACCAACAACCATGATAACATCTTTTACACCCTCAGCCGATAGTTGTTCACATACATCGAATGCTGTGTTTGCTTTTGAGTCATTCATGATGTTGGCTTTTGGAAAGAACTTTTTCAGAAACTTGATTTTATCTCGTATCTTTAGAGGATTCTTTTTTGGTTCATCTCGTCTACTCATGTAGATTCGATTCTCTGCTCCTCTTTTTCTTGCTTCTGCAATCGTGGCATTAATTAGAAGCTCGTGACCAGAGGTGGGTGGTTGGAATCTTCCAAACGTAAATACGACAGCGCTCACACGCTTTTCATCGAGTCTGTTTTGTAAAGATTTAAAATCAATCATTTGCTTGATCACCTCCGAGGTTCGTCAACCACCGAATATCCTCTGGCACGAACTCCTAAAATAAATCACTTATGCCAAGGCATCTTAGTCTTGAGCCAATTCCATAGAGGTACACCAACTAATGCACCCGCTACGAAACAAATTACACTAAACCAAATATCTTCTAACATGTGATTCTCCTTTTCTATATGTATCAGGTTTTGTCCCAGTTCTTTGAGACTGTGAAGTTTGCCCGACTGAATTCCAATCGGTCAACAAGTTTGAGGGCCTTACCATCTAGGTCAACTGCGACAAATCCCTCTGGTGCGGTTACACGATAACCGTTATTTGTTTTAATAAAAGTTCCCATCGACTTAATACTTTCTAGTTTACGAATCAGTGGCATTTTGGCATCAGTCAATGCGGAAGATAATTCAAATGCTGCTTTTAGTGCTGATGTTTTGTCACGAACCTTTTTCATAAATTCGTTTTTCTTGGCCTCTCTTTTTGGTTTTACTCGGTCTGAGGCTTTTTCAATCTCTTTATCAAATCTATCCGACATATGCTTAATAAAGACATCAACAGCACCCCGAGTGGAACCCTGTCGGACTAAGGTATTCATAAAAATCTTAACATCATCACCGTATTCTTTTGCAATAATGTCAATAACTTTACCAGACTTCTTCAGAAGACCTTTGCACTGGTTAATCTTTGATGTGATATTTTTTGACTCGTCTGATGTCAACATGATACCAGAAAAGTCTTCAATATCTGCATCGCTGTAGTAAACATCTGGGGTAGACTTCAAAGATGAAACATTTGGATTGAAAGACGCTTTCATTTCCTTCATAGTTTTCCCTGTATACTTTGTATGGAATACGATACCCATCTTTGATTTGTTGATTACTTTGCCCATCTTACTTGCGACTGGAACTGCATAAGTGATGGTGTTTGGTGTGAAAGTGTAGTATATCTCACCATCGATTTTTGAAGGAGATACATCATCAGTAAATAACAAATCACCTTGTAATACATCTTTGATTCCAAGTTTTGGCATGTATTGAAGTGCAGTCTTTAATTTTTCAGCGAGTTGGCCACTATGATTCGCATCAATGTCTGCATTGGTGTAATTAATCTTGGGAGTGACTTTGTTAAATACAGACTTTGTTCCCACAAAGAACTTTCCGTTCTCTGGATTAATACCAGCAAATACAGCGGGAGCCCCGTCCCACTTTACAGTCACACGCATACCACCAGCATCTGAGTCTGACAACATGCCCGTTACTGCTTCTAAGAAACGAATAGCATCAATCACACCAGAAGACCCCTCATTAAAAACGGAATCCTCTAGATGTTCCATATGGAGATTTTTTGACTCCGTGAGGAACTCACTGAACATTCTCATAATTAACTCCTAGTGATGCTGATAATTTTGTCGATTTGTTCTTGAAGTTTTGCTTCTCGGTCGGGCCAATAAATGTATTCTTTATTGGGGTTCTTCTTCAAGTTATAGAGAAGTGGAATAATGAGTGCTTCGATTTCTTCGAACTTATCTTTGTATACACTCTCTACATCGGCACAACTTAACAGAGAATCAATCTTACTTTCTAATCTTTGAATTGACTCCGAAGATTCTGTTCCATCCGTTTCGTTTCCTTCAATGGAATCAGCATCTGCCATTGTGAAACCAAAATCAACTTCTTCAAAATAGTTTTCTAGTGGTGTGTCTTCGCTCATAGTAGGTCGAACTCCGTTTTGACTCTTGGGTTTACCATTTCGATTTCTAGGAATTCAAGAACAGCTCGATATCCTTGTTTTAATGCTTTTGCAAATGCATCTGCGATTTTCTTTACTTTCTTTTTAATACCTTCCCACAACCTTTTCATACCATCTAACATTTTTTTAGCTAATCCTAGAAGTTTCTTAAGTAACTGTGCCTCTGTAATCAAAGACTCATTCAACATATTGTTCCATTTATCTGCTTCTTCGTAGACACTTTCAGTAAGGCTTTCAACTTTAGTAAAATCTGTTTTAAGTTCGGCTTGCATGGTTTGATATCCTCGTCTTCCGTACTTACCACTATTACTCTTGAAGTCAAAACGAATTTGTGCCTGACTTGCAATCTTCTTCACAATTGGTGAACTTGGAGAGTCCATTCTATCGATGACAATCTTAGTCAAGTCTGGGGAGAATGCAAACATCCAAGTTGCCTCACCCTCAGTTGCACCTGCTTTACCAAATACCTTACCAGAGAATTTTTCAGCTCCACTCCCTGCTTCCCACGACCAAGCCTTTGCGAAAGCAGAGTCCGAAGCATTGAAGTGTTTATTCAAAATTTGTTGAGTCTTTTCAGATGCTCGCATCGCATCACCCTGTAAAAACAATTCCATTGCTTTTTGGTTTTGTGCGTTTAATTTCTTTCTTTGTTCTGGGTCTTTAATAACTTTAGCAAAATCTCGAAGTGCTGGTGATTTGGCTGCAAGGCCTGGGATATCATTTTGTCGAACTACTAATGGTTCAACAAATCCCTTAAGTAGTTTTTCTAATTCTTTTTGTACTTTCTTATCTGCACCTGATTGTTTTACGGCAGTTTCGATTGTTGCCTTTGCCTCTGCTTCAACACCAGACATTAATCTTGCACCCCCACCATTCTTGACGGAGATACCCTGTCCTCCGATGATAATATCCGACTTTGATGTGTCTTTTGCTTTTCCTGTTGAATCTTTCCAGTATCCAGAAACGCCAGGTTTAGTTGAACCAGCAGGAACGGCATTTGGAGAACTTCCCCAACCTTTTCCTTTCTTGAGAAGTGTTTGTCCTAAATCGTAGAACAAATCAGATACTTCTGCTTCATCTGCTGGCAAACGAAGTTTGGTTCGATTACTAGGAGCTACCTCTGCACCGCCATATTTCCTAAAGTAACCGTATGCCTTTTTGAGATTGGGGTCTGATTCCCACGGGGTATCTAGAAATTGATCCTTAGACATTCCTTTACCTTTACCAGTAAAGAAGTTCCAAAGGTCTACGAACAATTCTTCAGCGTCAGTTGAAGCCTGGGTATCTGCTTCATTTAACAAACCCGATTGGTTTAAAAAACTTTTCATGTTTTATCCTTTAATCTTTCATAGAATTGTTTGGCCAAAGATACCCCCGCTTCATGGTCTGAAGGAAAGTGTACACCCAAAATGATTCGAGACATACCACACTCTTCAGCCATATTTAGGAATTCTTGTTTGTGGGATGGGAATAGATTAGACAAATACAGTGCAAGGACATGAGAACCTGCGGAGTGTCCTGATGGATATGACGGTGTATTCCCCGTTACAGCACGAGCATCTGGAAACCCAATTCCAAGAGAACGTGCTATCTGTATAGGCCTGGGTCTATTAAAATGATACTTTATCTTTCTGTCTATAGCAGACATCTCAAAAACCATTCGGGCTACCTTGGACTTATTTACTGGTAGGTCGTGATGTAAACAATAACCAATGAACTCATCAGAGTATCTAATATCAAACTCTTGAGCCATATGTTTTTCTTCACTAGACGCCATCTCCATTCTGTCTAATATTTCCATTAGTTCGGCTCTAGTTTCATCACTATCATTTGCCGGCGGTTGGTCTAATTTAAACTGACCCGATGTGTCAAATAAAGTAATTTCCCTAGACATGATGATATGGTCATCATAGTCAGGTTCCGTTTTATAAACACTCTTTTTCAAAGAGTTAAAGTCAGAAAATTTTCTCATTCGGGATTCTCCATATGTTATACATATTCTCTCATGTATGTATAAAGAAAGTCGTGGCGGGGGCTCCACCACGACTCTCTACTATGAAGGCCCAAAGGTAGCGAAATTCCTTAGTGGGAGTTAGATGAGCTCCCACCGTGCATGAACAGTGTAACGATGAAGCACTGTCTATCTGCTCGGGCCTATAAAAGAACGGCATTGCCATCTGGGCAATGCCGTTCGTGTTAAACTAACTGGATGTTGTTACTGTTTCTTACCATACACAGTTATGTATATGTGTTTGCATGTTAATTGCAGTTAGTTGCTAGAATTTTTTGAAAGAAATTGCTTATCTGAAGTAATTTCAATTTTCTTTGGTTGTAGTTCTTCTGGTACTTGTTGTTCTAGGTAGATACGAAGAACGCCATCGTTTACAGAAGCACCATTAACCTCGATGTG